CACTGACGGTACACTTGTTAAGCCAAACGCTGCTGGCGACCACGTTATCGCTATGGCCTTGGAAGACGGTGTTGCGAATGATCTCATTGACGTTATGGTATGCGCTTTTGAAGCTTATAATGCCGAATAATAATTGAGTAACAATTTTTTACTATAGGAGAAAATAAATGGCTCAGACTAAAGCAATTGTGGATAAGCTTTTAACCCAAGCTTCCAATATTTACATGCCAGTAGGATTTGTTTGCGAACAAATTTTACCCGTTGTAACCGTTAAAGAAAAATCTGGTAAATTGGCTGGATACGGTACAGCTCATTTGCGAATTGAGAACACTATCACTGGTGGTCGTGGTCAATATCGTCGTGTTGAATCAGTAGTTCGTTCTCAGTCAACTTATTATGTTGATTCTCACGGACTAGAGGATATCGTTACTCCTGACGATTATGACAACGTACAAGAGCCCTATGATGCAGAAGAAGATTGCGCTCTCGCTCTCGCTAATCTGCTTTATTTGGGTAAAGAAAAATCTTTGGCCGATGCTTTGACTTCTACTTCAATCATCACTCAGAACACTACTCTTTCTGGCACAGATCAATACTCTGATTTTCTCAATAGTGATCCTGTTGAGGATTTCGCTACTGCTCGTGCCGCTGTAAAAGATGGTTGCGGTATGGCTCCTAATAAAGCCGTCATGGATTGGAAAGTTGCCAACAAACTTCGTTATCATCCACAGATTCTTGATTCTTTGGGATTCAAAGATAGTCGTCCAGGCGGATTGACTTTTGAAGAACTGGCCCAAGCTTTAGGCGTTCAAAAAGTATTGATCGCAGAAGCTATGTATGAATCAGCCAAAGAAGGTCAAACTTCTTCTTTAGCATCTGTTTGGGGTAAGCATATCGTATTTTTCCATGCTCCCGATATCGCAATGAAGAGACAAGTTTCTCTTGGATATAGAGTTCAACTTTCTCGCTCAGCGCCTCGTCGAGTATTCAAATATGATATTCCTAATCCTCCAGGATCTAAGGGAATTATCTGTGATGATCATTATGATCAATTGCTTTCTAAGGCCACTGCGGCTTATTTGATTAAAGATGCTATCGCTTAATTTTAAGGAGAGTAAAATGAGAAATTTTCTTTCGTTTATTCTTGCTCTCTTCTTTGTAGTAAATTCTGAGGCCGCCGTCCGAAGAATGGCAATTGACGTAAAATTGCCTACTCAAAAAGTTTTGGAGAGACAAGAAATCACTAATCCAGGCGCTGCCGACACGGATGCAATTGAGAATGATGCTGCTGGTGCAACTTCTGCTGCCGCTGCTACTCTCTCTTCTGGATTCGACGGACAGCCCGACGTTCCTAGAAATGTTGTTATCACTCCCGGAGGCACGACTGCCGATGTTGGAACCTGTACTGTAACAGTTACAGGGACAAACATTAAGAATGCCACAATCACCGAGACTTTCGCTTTCGCTGACGATGCATCTACTGCAACAACTGGCTCTAAGGCCTTCAAGACTGTTTCAAGTGTTGCATGGGCTGCAAGCTGTGAAGACGGCACTTTTGCCGCTACTTGGGATATTGGCTACGGCGAAAAACTTGGAATGAATAAATGCATGGATCAAGCCGGACATTTAGTTTTTTCCACTGTTGCAGGCGCATATGAAACTACTCGTGCAACTGTAGCGGCTGATGCTGATGAAGTAGAGAAAAACACTCTAGACTTTAACGGATCAATGAACGGATCAAACGACTTTGAGGCTTTTTACATCCAAAACTTTAGGTGCTTATAATGAAAATTAGAATCCTTCTTAATCTCAAACACAACGGTGTTTTTTATAAGAAAGATTCAGAGATCTCAGGAGAGGAGTTAAATCCTCTCCTCTCTTCTTTGGATAATCTTATTAAAAAATCTCTCGTTGTAGTCGTAGAGAAAAAAGATTTTGTTGAGGCCTTAAAAGAAGAGCCAGCGCAAGATGAATTGAAAATTGAACAAGATGTTGTAGCTGAATTTAAAGAAGAAATTAAAGAAGTAAAAGAAGAAAAAAAATCTAAAAAGGCGAAGTAATGGCTTACTCTACTCAACCTCAAGTCGAAGGCGAATTTAAAGACGTTACATTTACAGCATCCACCCCTGTAACTGATTCAGACGTTGCTCGTTTTATCGCCGAAGCCGATGCAGAGATTGATAGTAAAATAGGTCGGAAATACGTGGTTCCTGTCACGGGAGCCACGTCTATTATTTTACTAAGAATGATTTCTGTTATTTTGGTATCTGAGCGAATCAAGAAAATTTTGGCAGTAAAAACAGGTGATTCTAAAATAGATCAAGATGCAGAGACTTCTAAGGAAAAAACAGCTAGGAAAATGCTAGATCAAATTGTTAAGGGCGAAATGCTTTTATCCGATGCTACTGCTGTCTCCTCCGGTGGAGGAGTGAGAAGTTATACATATGAGAATGATATTGAGCCAGAGTTTGACGTTACTCAAGATCAGTGGTGATAAATGGAATTGCAATATGCTTTTGATCCAGATAATGAATTCGTTAAAAAACTTGAGAAAGCTTTCGAGGCCACTCAAGATCTAACCATTCCATTAACTCTAATGGCCCGTGAATGGTTTAAAAGCAACAGATCAATTTTTAAATTAAAGGGTCCAGGTCGCTATAAAGACCTGTCTCCAAAATATAAAGCATTTAAAGAGAGCGTTATTGGGCAAGTTTATCCAATACTAAAATTTAGCGGTGCTTTAGAGGATTCTATAACTAATCCTAAAGATCCAAGCGCTATAAATTTCATCATTAATAAAAATACTTTAATTCTTGGTACGAAAGTCCCCTATGCTATCTATCATCAATCAAATGAGCCAAGGTCTAAGATGCCCTATCGTCCATTTCTATTTGTTGGTGTTGAACAGATTGCTCCTCAAGATATCCAACAGAACAGATTGAAAAATTGGATCAAGATTCTTGATAGCTACGTTAGTCAGAAATTGGAGAAATAATGGCTACATACGATGAGGAAAGTCTCCTCTCAGATATTGAGACAGTTCTAAAAAATAATTTGAATACAAGAATAGCGGCCATTAATACTGAGAAGGCCGACTCAATAACTTTAGCGACAATCGACTCTGGAGCCTATTTCATGGACATGGATGATCGATCCGCTAACTATAATCCTATTGTAGTTTATACTATTTCTAGTATTGAGACGGAATCAATTGGTCATGCGACTGCTAGAAATATCATCGTCAATATTGCAATTATTGTTAACGATAATGGAGATCTTTCTATAGTTAAGAGAATGCTGAGATATGGCCGAGCATTGAGAGAAGTTTTTGAACAAAATTTCCGGTACATAAGAGCATTAGATAATTTTAAGATTCAATCTCTTCCAGTTTTAGGTTTTCAGTTAAGGAATAATTCGCAACGATATAAAATTGTGGGATTAGATTTAGAAACTTCAATTGTGTAACAAGGAGATAGGTAATGGCCTTATCAAATCCTAGATCGTTTTATTCGGTTCACTCGGTGACACCTTATAATACATCTACTGGTCTTTATTATGGGATTTTGCGTGTTCTTCAAGGATCAACTTTCTCAATGTCAGGTGAGACAGTAGAGTTAAGAGGTGGTTCAAACAGATTCGCATGGACGGCAGAAGATGGAAATATAAATGCTGAGCTGCAATTGCAATGCTCTGAATATCCAAATTTTATTTTTGAACTATTTCTGGGAAAAGCTCCAACAGGTGTTTCTGCTGAGGCCTCTGGAAATGTTTCCGATCTAACTGATAAAAACGGACTGAGCGTTGTAGCTGCTACGGGATTTTTAGCGACTATAACAGTCTCTACAGCCGCTGATTTAAAATTTGGTAAATATATTGTTAAGGCCACCGGCGCCGATACTGCTAAAGTTTACAAGTCAACAAACATTGACAATGCTAGAGGAACCGACGCCTCTGATTATACAAGTGATGATCTTGAAATCGCATCTCTCACTGGTATTGGGTCAGGATCTACTCATGCTATCACTGGACACGGAATAACTTTAACAGCGGGTGCATCTGCTGGTGCAATGACCTCTGGTGATACAGCTACTTTCGAGGTCCGTCCTGTCTCTACAGGATCAAATGGAATGACTGCAACCTTTGGTGGTCTTTCAGACGTATTTCCTGAATTCGGTGCTCTATGCTACTCTGCACAGAAAGGAAATGGCGAAATGATGGAGTTAGATATCTTTCGTTGTAAAGCACTAGGATTCCCTCTTGGATCTTCTGAAAAATCATTTTCTAGTTGGTCACTTAATGCTAAAGCTTTCTATGATTCAGCTAGGGCGGGAGTATTCTCCATGCGAGTAGTGCAACCGTAACCTTAAACATGATTATCTCCTCCAAAAAGAAGGGTCACTTTTTAGTGGCCTTTTCTTTTTTCTTGAGAAATTTAGGCTCATAGTTCATAAAACAATATCGAATCCATTTTGAAATATTTCCATCCGCATAAACCTCAGCCGTATTCTTTAAAAATGTGGCCTCATTTTCCGTTAATCTAATCTTTATTGAGACTGTTTTATTCAGCTTTTTTGGCATTATGACCTCAATTTTGTGGGTGCAAACGTGCATCATTTAATTTATTGTATTTAAAATTGACAGGCCATAAAATTATCTCAAGGAGATTCGCATGAATTTATCAGAAGTATTACCTCAAAAAGTACAATTGAAATTGATTCGCTTAGATCAGCCTCTATACATGAATATGATCACTCTGGATGATAATCAGTGGCTATCAGAGCAATATCCGGGCGATGAATTAAAAAAAGTATACTCAGAGCCAAGAGTTAAAGATATCTTGAGGATCACTTGTAGATTATTGGATCAAGATTCAAAAAGATATTTAGCAAAGGTGAAAATAATTGAGTTTGATGAAGAAGGAAATGAGAAAATCCTTGAAGGATTAACTCTAGCTGAAAAACTATACAAGCTTGCGGCTGATAGTGAAATTGGCGTGATCATCATGGCCACATATGACGTTAAAAGAAAATCTAACGAGATCATTGAGCAAATTAAAGAAAAAGCCAATCCTCAAAAAAAAACATTAATAAGCAAGGAAATGATTCAGGAGACCAAAGAGGTGTCGGAGATGAACCAGAGTGGGGAATGATCTTTGATTTAATTGCTAGTCAGTACGGTTATACATTTAAAGAAATAGGTCAAATGACATTCAAGCAGGTGTTTATTGCATTTACTCAGATAATGAAGAGGAAGAAAGAAGAAATTAAATTGCAGGCTAAAATGATAGGCGCAGAAATCAAAGATGATATTATATATGAAGGAGCTAAAGGCTTAACTAAAGATCAAGAAGACATGATTCAACGTGCAGTAAAAGAAAAAATGAATCAGAAGGGACTAAAATGTCTGAAGTAGTCATAAAAATAAAGGCCAACGGTGACGATGCTAAAAAATCTTTAAAGGGTCTAGGATTTGAATTCGACGAATTAAAAAAGAAAATGTCCGATGGAGGAGGTGGAATAGGAAATACTTTCCTAGGAAATTTCTTCGCCAATCTTGCTAGCGATGCAGTTCAAAGTTCTCTCTCTGCTTTTAAAGATTTTTTAACTGGATCTGTCTCAGCGGCAGGAGAGGCCGAGGTTGCGCTAAATGATTTTAATACGTCTTTAGCACTGGCCGGAAAATATTCTAAGGAAACTTCTGAGGATTTTCAGGCATTCGCCACTGAATTGCAGAGGACTACAACTTTTGGCGATGATGCAATTATCAAAAATGCTGCACTTATTGAATCAATGGGGAAATTGTCAGGAGAATCTTTAAAGAACGCCACGAAAGCGGCAGTAGACCTCTCCGCCGCGTTAGGAATAGATCTTGCGACAGCATCAACTCTAGTGGGGAAAGCCGCCACGGGCTCAACTGAGAGTTTATCCAAGTACGGAATCAACATCCGTAAAACTGGAGACGATGCTAAAGATTTTGCCCAACTCTTAGAACAAGTCCAAGAACAATTTGGTGGTGCTGCACAGGCTAAGGTTCAAACTTTTAGCGGTGCAATGACTCAGCTAAACGAAATTTATGGCGACACTCAAGAGACTTTAGGATCTTTAGTAACTGAAAATCCTATTTTTATCGCCGGAATCCAGGCCTTAAAAGATGTTTTTCTTATTCTCCAAGATGTTATTAAAGACAACAAAGATGCTTTAATGTCTCTCATAGGAGACGGATTTCAATTTTTGGTATCACTCATTCCTGCCGTTGCTAAAGTTGTCTCTGCATTAAATTATGCCTGGGAAATTGGAAAATCTCTTTTACAGGGTTACGTTCAAGTTATCCTACAAGGCGCTCAAAATTTTTATTATCTAAAGACAGCCGCTCTAGAGGCCTTGAAAGCAACGAAAGAATTTGCCGGATTCGACACTAAATCAACAGAAAAATCCATTGCAGCCGCAAGAAGACAGATAGATGTTTTTCAAAAAGCAAAAGAGGCCAATGTCCAGGAAGTTAAAGACAGGCTGAAGGGAGCATCTGAGTTTGCCGATAAAACAGAAGAGTTTGCTAAAAAGGCTCAAGACGCTATCGAGAAGAGATTCGCCCAAGCTAAAGCGATGAACAATGAAGAGAGAGAAAATTTCCTCTCTAATCTCAGTGCTAAAAATGAAGGTGTTAAAGCTGTAACGAAGTCAATGATTGAAGAGGAGAAAAAACGGGCTGAATTTCTTCAACAATTAGCAGAGGATCAACTAGATCATGATCAAAAAATATCAGAGCAAAGAAATAAACAGCTAGATGATTTCGTTAAAAAGTTAAACGAAATGGAGAAAGAGGCCGATGAAAAAATATCGGGAGTTATTGGAGCCGGATTTAAAAATCCATTTGGAGATAATACTAAAGGAATAACTCCGGTCACTCAGGCCCAAAAAGATCAACTTTCTCTAGCGTCAGGATTAGGCACAGGATTAGGAGTAGCGGGCGCAGCCACTCAGGGCAAA